TACTTAACTCATTAGCTAGTTGATCCACTAAGCTAAAATCTTTTATTCCTTGTAATTTCATATTCTTAATAGTAATAAACTTATAAAAATTAAAATCTTTATTAATTAATTCATTCTTATGATTAAAACATTTATAATTTTTATACTTAGTTAAAAAATAATATAACGTTTTTTCGCTGATAATATCATCATTCTGTCCTTTCGCTCTAATTTCATAATATGGATAATATCTTTTATATCTTTTAGGCTCTATAAATGTAAAATAAATTTTATTAAAAATTTTATAGTTATATTTTTTTATAACTATAATTTGAAGATTATTTTCTTCAAAAATAATTTTACTTATATTCATTTTAAATCTTCTCCTTTTAATGTTCTTTCATAATCACTCTTATGTAAATAATATTTTTTATCAAGTCCTAAACTTTCAAATATTTTTATATTATTCTCATCGCACATTAAATCTAATCCCTTAAAACTTTCATCAAACTTTAAATAATCAACTACTTTTTTTAATAACTCTTTAAATTCTTCTTTGTTCTCGCATGTTTCTATACTTACATCTCCCTCTGAATAGCTTATAATTTTTAAATTCTTAAAGTCTACCCAGTGACCATAATACCAGTCATCCTCTGTCGTATCTAATTGAGCATATCCCTTATTGTCAAAACAATAACGGCTTATGTCATCTTCAAAGAATGTCTCTTTTTTAATTGTCATAATAATAAATTTGTAAGATTTTTAATAAATCAATCTATATAAATAGATCAATTTTTTAAACCTAATAAATATTAGGCTTAAAGAATTAATCTGTTATTGGATGGCTTATTGACTCATATATTAATTTCTTATTCATTTCATGCATATCTTTTAAAAAATTATCTTCTCTCCTATTATCTTTTAATTCTCTTTTTAAATTAGCTATTTCTATATTCTTTCTTGTTATCTCCAATTGTGCATCCACTAATTCTCTATAAAGGATTTCTTCTCTTTTTGTTATTGGTGTAAATGTCATAATTAAAGACCTCGAATTAATAAAGCTTTCTTTGCTTGCACTTGTTGAAATTTAGTTCCTTTAGTGAGTAAATACTGGCATGCATTGTCATCACTGTTATTAAGGCATTGATTTAAAGTACTACGATTTAAACCTGATCCCATAGAACTTATTAACCCTATAGAACCAATAGAAAGAAATAAAAATAAGTTTCGCATGATGTAAGATTTGAAATAAATAAAAAAATTGTACTAGATATTAATCTAGTACTTGATCGTTATAAGACATAATATTGTAAGTATTTAATGTCTCGATAACTTGATTATGATCCTGAGAACTATTAAAAAATAATCTTAAATAACTTTGTCCAGTTCTCTTTTGATAATCTTCTTTAAATGAAATTTTAAGACTGTTTAAAATATCTTTGTTTGATTCTGTATCTGCTATTACAGTATAAGAATCTTTTAGTTGATTTTTCATAATAAGATTTGAGATAATTTTCTTTTTTAAAGCTTTAGCTATCTTGTAAAAATAAATTACTTGAAATAAATAATATCTACTAATGATTTGAAAATAGGTTAGCTAGTAGAATGTAGTTAAGTAATAAATAAAAGATAACTAGGCTTATTATTATTATATAAAATATAAACTTATTTGTATATCAAATTAATATACATATAAGTGTATCATATTTACTAGCTATATAAATAATATATGTTTATAATATTATTAGTTAATCAAATCTTAAAATTTATGACTATCAAAGAAATTATTACTAAGCTTAACTACTTAGAAGATAATATTAAAAACTATTCTAAAACAGATTGGTTATATCAAATAGCCAAATATGAGGATTTATTTGTTAATCATCCTAACGTTGATGATACTTGTTGTTACAACAATAGATGGGTTATGAAAAGTGACGTAACACTTGAACAACTAGGTTATAGGATTTAAAATTATGTCACCCGAACTTATTAAGTGGCTTGCAGATATGCCGAAAGGTTATCAGCTATCAGGAAGCAAAGAAGCCTATTGGAACGGCCAAAAACAGTTGAAGCTGTTTCTATCCAAGAAAGATTAACACCTATTGTAGCCGCTTCCAAGCCGCTTAGAATCTAATCTGAATTTGTAACTCTATCCTATGGGGGAGGGTTACAAAATATTTTTTATTTTTGTGTGACGTGGGTAACTTAAATATATTTCGTTTAATTTTTTGGTTCAACCTTAATTGAGAGTTCAGGAGCTTGAATGTTAACTGTTTCTACTGATTCGCCTATAACTTTGCCGAGGCTGTCTAATATTTGAGCTGCGGTTTGTAATTGACCTTTTTTGACTGCTTTATTGAATAAGCGGATACGCATTGCTTGGAGGCGAGGAAGGAGAGTTTCTCTATCTTTTTCCCAATCTTCTTTATTCCATTGTTTAACTTTTTTCCAGTCTTGCCAGGCTGTAACTTCTGAGATGCCTTCAATTTTTGAATGTTCTAGTACTAGGGCACGAGTTGTTTTACCTTCTAGTTGTCGGGAATATAGGCGTTGAGAGCGAAGTTGTACGTTTTGACAGGATGTACGAGCACGGAAGTTGATATTTCTTTTAGGTTTAGAATCTTCTAATGGTTGATCGGCAGGAAATGTAGATGAAACCACGGTAAATTGGATGTATTTAAGTGAATGATAACTTAAAAGTATGTAAATAGGCTATAAATAGGGGGTATGAATTGTATTTTTTGTTAAT